CGTCATCCTCGGTCCAGTCGATGATGAGCGAACGCTCAGGCAGCGACGGGTTGGACGAGAAGGAAAGCAGACCGTGACCGAAGGTGTTGGACCACGCCGAGCCGAAGAAGAAGTTCGCAGTCGTGTCCTGCGTAACCTCGATCATCGTAAACTTCAGGTCGATACCGACACCGGTAAGCACAGTCTTGACGTCCACTGCGGACTGCCAAGCCTTGATGCCGTTGGTGTCAACGTTCGGGGTCAGAGAGACGCCATCGGCGGACGCATACCCCAGTTCCTTGAAGGCGACGTTCAGAGTCGCTGTGGCGGTGTTCGGAAGTGCGGTACCGAACGCGGCAATATAGATGTGGCCGTTGCTGGCCAGGCGGATATTACCAGAATCCAGAGCCATTACAGACTCCCCTTTCTATGAGTGGGGCCGTACGATGAGTCGCAGAGCCGTGATATAACGAACCTGATCAGTGTCCTTTTCGGACGACTGGAATGGACTCGTTTCAATTTGGACTGCGCACAAGCGCACCCCTGTAGTGGCGGATGTGTAGTTGTGCTGTTCGCGGAACATCACCGCGATGCACGTTGAGATCATCTGGTATGCAACGGACCTGGACTCCGCCAAACACTCGATGTCAATTCGGGGGTGAGCAGGCATTGGCCACCTGAACGACCCTCCATGTTGGTCGACGCAGATCCACCGTTGCCCGCGTTCGTAGCCAACCAAATTAGATGCGATCCTCACGGGGGAGAGTGCAGTGACCTCCGAAGCGTGACTGAGGATATCGATGACAGCGGCTACGCTGTCTCCTATGTAGATGTACTCGTCTTGGCTCATGCTCTAAACCTCGAATGGAGGATGTCCAAGGCTTTGCCAAAGACGCGGTACTTCAGGACTGGGGTCTTGCCACCAGCGTGAGCACCAAACTCGACCCACTCAGCAGTACGGTCGTTGTTGGACGCTGCTACGCCCCGCTTCCCCTCTTGGTAGAGAGGGTTGGGGGTCGGGGTATGACGAATCCTGCGGACGTTGAATGACTGGACATAGTAGACCGGAGCCTCACTGTCCCCCTCAGACTGAGAGAGGAAGACACCCTTGGCTACTTCGTTCAGTTGCTCGGCCACTACAGCCAGATCGGCTTGGACCTTTGCGCCGTCGAGGATTTTCTGCCATCCATCGGGATCATTCTTCCAAGGCATCTCTACCCCTTTCGGACGTAGCAGAGAACCGCGACATGGCTCTCGACGTCTTCGAGGTCGAACCACGAGCCGGGGAAGCCGTAGACGTCCAACGACAGCCCGTGAGTCTCTAGCCGGTCAGTGGAGACGACATCCGCTCCAGCGGGCATCCACACTCGGAAGTAAGCAGCCGAGAATTCACGATCCAGGTTCTTTTCGATTTGGAGCTTCGAGGACAACTGGAACGGTTGGATCATGCACCCTGAGTAAGTAGTCCGGGTGGCGTTAGCCCAATCCCGATAAGAGGTGTTATCCAACGAGTCTTGTACGAGTGCTGCCCTCACCACCGTGATTACGGTTTGCCCGAGGGCACTACTCATAACAATCACCATCCAGGTAGAAGCTATTCAGAGTGACATCGAACGGATAAGTCGGATAACCCTGTCCGTAGCCGTAGGGGTAACGGGACGGGTCCAGCTTGATTGTGTAGTCACCTAGTCCGTAGGACTCGAAGATTTCAATCTCCGGGTCGGTCAGGGGGAACATCCCGCCGTATTCGTAGATGACGTCACCAACCTGCTTCATCTTGAGGTTCGTGTTTCCCTGGTCGAGCATTCCGCGCTTTACAGCTTCGGTAGCCGCCCATTTCACGTCATCCGGGATTACGGTTAGTCCGTAGTCGTAAGTGACATCGACAACTTGATATCCAGCCAATCCACGGATTTCATCGATTCCATCGAAGTACCAACTCTGATCAGTGATATCGGTATTGGTGATGTAATCGTGGAGGGTAGTGACAGCGTTAATCGGTAGAGTCTTGAACTTGATTCGGCCGTAGGCCGAAGCACGAAACCGCTCTACCGCTCCGGTAACTGCAACAAATGAAACACCAGACTTCAATTGGACATAGCCGGTTAGGCCATTGATAAGGTATTCGGCTCTGCCGACTTGGGCCTCAGAGAATGTGACGCCCATAGCAGCTTCTAGGTCGCTAACTGTCAAGAGCGCCACGATTCCTCCTATTTGATTAGTTTGTTCAGGGCGACGTCCAGCGAAGCCAGGTCTTCAAGGCTGGACGCCTCCCAGTACTGGGAGCGTTGCTTCGCTTGTTTCTGTGCGGCGGCGTAAGCCTTGGGGGAAAGGAGCGCAGCGATATGCTCTTCGAATTCGTCCAACGTCGTAGCGAACCGGCCCTTTGGACCCTGGGACTCCCGGAGACCCGGAGTGTCACTCACCACAGAGGGGATGCCGGAAGCACCAGCCTCAATGGGGACTCGACCAAAAGACTCATAGTGAGAAGGCATCAAGATGATCTTCGTCCTGGCGTACACCTCGTCACGAACGTTCGGGGTGTTTTCGATGAATTCGACGTTCGGGAGTGAGTCGTCGATCACCGGTTTGCCATAGCCACCGATGACGCCAAGAAACTGTTCATTCGGGAACCTACGGGCCATCTCATAGAAGACCTCGGGACCCTTCATGAAGTGAAGGTTGATCATGGTGATGCAGTCGTGGGGACCGTCAGTGGAGTAGTCAGACGGTACGACACGGGGATGAACGACCACCCAATCCCACTGGGACTGATAGCGCCACGCAAACTCGATGTGAGCCTCATCCGTGTCGGCACGCCGAGCCATCCGAACGAGGGGTGACTTGTTCACCTCGTTGTGGTAGTCCGCCACCCACTGGGTGTTGTAGATGGCCAGGTCACAGCCTGTTGCCAGGTAGCCCTCGGTCTGCCACATCGTGTTGTGAATCAGATGAACGATAGGAATGTTCGCTTTACGGCACACTAGGGCAGCCCGCTCACTGGACTCTAGGTGCGAAATCACCACATCGTACTCCGATACGATCCTGTTGAACATCTGAGGATCATTCTCGTTATACGGGAGGACTTGGATACCATCGACGTAATAGGGCTGTTGTGCTACGCTGAATTTAGTCATGGAAAGCAACACCGTTGCTTGCCAGCCCCTACTAACTAGATGGCGCAAAATATCGTGTAGAGTCGTCTCAGCACCCGCCATGTGGTCAGGCAAGTAGGCGTGGACAAAAGCAAGGATCTTCAACTGGGGTCCTGGGGGAGTAGAAGATGGCAAGGCACAAGGAAATTCACACAGTAAATTGGACCGGGGAAATTTTGACGGGTCCGAAAGACGTTGTGCTAGTTCTGCATCCAAGCGACGATGCGGAGCGCCGGGTAATGTTTACGATCAGCCCGACAAACGGCAAGCGCATCCAACGTCACCTGGAAGAGATGTTGGATAGGGCACAGTATGAGTACAACGGCGCGGAGCGGCATTATAGTAGGTGATGCGTCCGAACATGTTGCAACCGTGAGTGCAACCGGACGGACAGAGAGGGAGCGCCAAAAGCGCTCCCTCTCGTCTTTAGCTAGCCGGAGCACCAGCCGGGCGGAGAACGCCGAACGGGTAACCCGAAGAACTAAGAGCGGTAGTCGGTGCCACCGTGCAGAATGCGATACGCATCGTGCAACGGAGGATCTTACCGTCCATCTGGACCGAGTTGTAGACAACGACACCGGAGTCATCAGAGATAACACCGTCCATCACCTTCACCTGCATGTCCTGGCGGAGACCAACAATTGCCTTGGTCCAGTCACCAGTGATCAGGTGAGCGCGGGTCGAGTCCCAAGCGCCATCCAGAGTTTCAGGCATCGGACGACCGTAGAGACGACGAGTGGAGTTATCCACCCCGTTGCCCGGATCGTACGGCGACACACCCTGAGTAGTACGCTGCGCGGTAAGACGCCACGAGAAGCCCGGTTCGACGGCGAAGCCGTTCGGGTTGAAGCCCTGTAGCACTACAGCGCGGGTCAGGTCAGCCACGTCCTGAGCGATATCAGAACCGGTGCCAATGGTCATGGTGTTACCAGCGGCAACAGCACGACCGTAGATGTCATCGGAATCCGCATCGACGAATGGCGCACCGATACCGAAAAGGCAAGCCTTGTCGATAGCACGCGCAAACGCCTCGCTAATTTCCGGCACGATTTCACCGAGGAAATCGACACCAGAGTCAGCGACGTAAGCGTCAGACACCGGCACCAGAACCGCAAGCTCTTCAGCGGTCATCTGGATGTTCTTCCAGTTCTCAGTGGTGGTCTGCTTCTTTGCGTTGTCCTTCGCGGCGCGGTTAGCGCCACTCAGCCAATACGCATCCGGCTTCAGGTTCAGAGCGGGCATCCGGTAGGACAGAGTCGGCATACGCCGGACCTGAGCCAACTGGAGAATCGAGCTAGCCTCCACCGCATTCTTGATGACCTCACGGGACACTTCCTGGGGAAGCTGCCGTGGATCGGGAGAGACCACATCACGAGAAATCTGAGTGTTGTAAGTAGTCATGTTTTTTCACCTCCCTTTGGGTGAGAATTGTCTAAAGCGGAATTGTGAGTTACTGGTTCCACATGCTCTTGAACCACTTGTTAATTTCGGACTCGGGAGCTTCGACGTGTGGGCCTCGCGCGCCAGGCGACAAAACGTCACGTACGTCGTCATTCTTTAGTCGAGCCGCCAACTGCTTCGCATGCTCCACCATTGCCTCTTCCGAATCACCGGCGATCAAGTCGGCATATGCCGCATCCAATTTCGCCTTCTCGGCTGCCTTGGAACGCCACTCGACCTTCTGGTACTTCTTGAGCAATTCCTCGACCTCTGCCTTTTCGGTCTTCACACGCTCGACCTCAGAGAGTTGAGACTTCTTGTAGTCCTCATACTCCTTCAGCTTCGCCTGCGTTTCCTTATTCGACAGACGGCGATTCTTCGCCTCAGTCCGCGCCTTTAGGGCGATCTGCTTCCAATCCTCAAGACTGAGTGTGTCGTCCTGCGACTCGTCAATCTCTTCGGTTTCGTCGGTTTCTACGGTCTCCTGGACCTCTTCGGACATTTCATACCCTCCGGGGGTTACTTAGCCGGTTTAGTCGGCTTCTTTTTCGTACTGTTCGGAGACGGCTTTTTAGCCGCAGGGTTGGTCTTTCCTGAACCAACACCGCCAGCAGCAGGCTTCATTTTGGCAATCTGCATCTGCTGATCCATCTGGGCCTGCATCTGCTGTTGCTCAAGCTGTTGCTGCTTCTCCAACTCCTGTTCGGCAAAGGCGATATCCTCTTCGGTAAAGCCGATGCGCTCCATAACGAGTTGGACTGGAATCTCGGCAGAGCGGAGTTGCGCTGCCGCAGAAGCAATGTCTACAAGGGCATTTTGTTCGGGGTCTTCCCATAGAACATGTGCGTCCACCTCGGTAGCACGGGGGTCGTCGTTGTACGCGAAGCACAACTTCATCAACCGCTCGTGGGACCAGCCCATTGATTTCATGCGGAGTTTGGTCTTCTTGACAAGACCGGTCTCGGCCTGAGCAAGCGTTTCGCCACTTACGTTGGCTAGCTTGCCCATAAGGTAGTGGGCTGGAGTCTGTGTTACTGCTGCGATGTCAGCGATGGCATCGCGAATAGCTTCGGAGATTTGTCGAAGATCCGCCGACTGGAACTCTCCAAAGTGAGCTTCCTTATCTTTCGTCACCCACACCATGTCAGAACCTGGGTCCCACTCCTGGTCTTGACCAGGGCGAGGACGGGTGACGCCGGTAGCCCAGCGCTGCTTGTACGCTTGCATCCTACTGATGACGATAAGATCCAACATCGTCGCGTTCACGCGATCCTGGATGATCTGTACGTCAACACCGCATTCACCTTGCGGCAGATTCCCGGAACCGGGACGCCACACGTATTCGACCAGCGGAACCTGTTTGGTGGGGTTCTTGACCCGCTTCGTAAGCTCGAAGCCTTGGCCGCTAGTCGACAGTCCATTTAGGGTGTTGATGACTTGGTTGATCGTCATATTCTCCAGATGTGTCTTGTCTGGACCCGTATAGAGGTACAGGACATCCGGAGTCATCAGGGTGGCCATGATCTTCCCGGTGAAGTCATCCGTCCACATCTTCAGTCCAATTAGGATCTCGGATGGCCTCGTGGGGTTTCGATAGACCAGGGTTTGCCTCGGGTCTTCGAAAGTGATGATCGGGATCTTGTTCTTGTCGTTCTCGTCAGGAGGGGACACCATGGCGTACGCCAAGCCATATTTGGACGCAGCGTGGTGGATCTGGGTTGACACGAGATCCATGTCGTTAGCGACCCAAATCTTCGTGGCGTCCTCGTCCATGCCGCCGTCTTCGTTTCCAAACTTGAAACCCTTGACGTCCATGCGCTGTACGACAGCTTGGTTGACGAGACCTAGGTAGTTGGTGGGGGCTAGACGCTGTAGCGTCGAAAGCGCCTGCATATAGCGCCGGTCGCCTCGTGGAAGGTCATGACGACCCTCCACATAGGCACCACGGCGTGCGTACTCGGGTTGGCGGAAAAGGAGGTCGCGGGTCATGTGGAGCATGCACCACTCGGGATCAGGAACTTTTATAGCCACTAGACCCCCTTAGAAGCCGTAGACGGTACTGTCTTCATCAAGCAACGCTCCATTTTCGATAGCGATCTGTGCAGCTTCAAACGCGAGGATTGCTGCCTGGGCCGCTGTGATGAAGCGCTTAGAGTAGGTTCGATCCTTACGAAGAATCCACCCGTGGGGCACCTCTTCGGTGTGAGCGTTCTGGACGTGCCGGGTGAGGTTGTACTCACCATTGTGGATAGCACGACCAGTTAGAATGGCCTCTTCGAATTGATCGACAAGCTTCGCTTGGCGGAGATGCTGGTTCAGCCAGATCTCTTCAACCTTGCCCTCGAAATCGACGGCCCAACGACCCACAATGTCCTGGATCGTCCATGGGTCAGCAGTGAGGTAGACGCACTCGTCCTTCGTAAGCCATTTTCTAATTCGGCCATCAATTTCGGACATGGGAACTTCCCAGTCGCCGCGTGCGTCCATCGGTCGCTCCCACAGGCCGAGCAGAAATACTGCTCCGTCATGTAGACGAACACCAACAAGGGCGGCACACTCTTTAGTAATCGACTTGAACCCGAGAGCGATGACATCAGACTTCTTGATTTCGACATCACGTTGTGCCAACCTCCATTTGGGCATCTTGATCCACTGGTTGGCTGTCTGGACGCGCTGGTTGAAGTAGAACCGGCGAGCGTCATGCTCCTTTGTGGCCGGATCGTTGATCTCGGCCCAGATACGGCCTAGATCGATCCATCCACTCCCCGGCTTCGCCGCGTCACCGTACACTTTGATCAGTGCCGGTTTGGCCTGCTCTTCGTCGTAGATGTCCTCAACGACTACTTCTCGGGAGTCGAACAGCAAACGGTTATCGAAAGCAGTTCCCGCGATAATACTCTCGTAGTAATCGTGACTTGTCTCGGCAACGCTTCCTTCGCCTGGGACGGGTGCGTTAGTAGTTTCAATGCTTCGGTAGTTAGTCTTAGCGAGGTTTCGACGAAGGACATCCGCTAGCTCCGGTCCTTTTTCAGCAGGGACCCAAAGGTGCGTCTCGTCCATGACGACGAAGGTCGGACGGTTACCCTCACGAGAACGGAAGCTAGCTGTAACGCGCGCAAGCTTTCGCTTTCCTGGAGCAAGTACTCGACTGAGTCCGATGTCCAGGTTGTAATGGTCCTTCGCACCGGAGTCGGTAAGCATCTCACCCACAAGCGCCATGGTGTTGTCGGTTTGATCTTCTGAGATAGCAGCGATTTGCACGAAAGCAGAGGGGGTTGGACGTCCAACGGGGTTTCCTGAGTTGTCGAAGTGACTGAACTTGGTAGGGCCGAGAAGCTCACAGGAGCAAATGGCGGCCAGCAGAGGTGACTTGCCCCAGCCCTTGGGTCGTTCCAGTACTGCACGGCGGTAGAGAAACTGAGCGTTGTCATCGATTGCGTAAAACCACAGGATGAACATCGCTTGCTCATCGGTAAAGACCCACCGGTCACCTTTGTTCTCCCCATCGGGTTGCGCTAGCCACTTGGAGCACCAGTTGAGTACTCCCCATCCAAGAGTTAGCTCCGGGATACCATTAGGAATTGCCATCGGTCTGCTCCGCAGCTTTCGCGGTTAGACGCTCCATGTACCCAACGGCGTCAGCCGCTTCGCTAGCAATCCGCGCTTCGTCCTCAACTTCTTGCTGAGGGGTCACAATGGACATTCGAAGCTTCAAACGATCCTCGAAGGTGGCACCGAACTTGGCAACCCTCTGGCGGATCTCCGCCGCCAACTGCGTAGCAGAAACAGCCCCGTTCCGCACACGCGCGCCCTTTTCGGACGCAGTAATCGTGGGCGCAGGACTCCATAGCATATTGTGGAGCAGAGCCGTCTCCAGGAGGAATTCCCAGTCGGTATCGGTCATGACCATCGCCTGTGGACTCCGTCGCCATGCTTCCCACCATTCCTTAGTTCGATCGCACCAGTTGGTACCTCTGGGCAGACGTGGCCCGTGTAGACGTCCATCTGCCTTGATGTAGGTCGAAGAGAAGGTAGGAGCGTTCCTGCGCTCGCGTTCGTCGTCCGCCTTGGGACGGGGGCCGTTGATAGCCATTTGTGACCTCCGGGGTCATTACGTTTGTCTCACGACAATTTCTGGTTGGCCAGTAGTGTTGATTACAGGGTTGACTCCACTGACGAGAATCTGCCCTTGGTTGTAGACCTCAGCCTCAGCCGGGGTTTGTCTAACGACGACTACACCAGGTTGGTAGACCAGGATGGCTGGTCGGTTGTCCAGAGCAGAAAACACAGGGAAGCCCATGGCTTCCGCTGTGCGGATAGCTGCCGCAGACACGATCTGTGTAGTTTGGATAGACGAAGAACCACACCGCTCCGTACTTACAACCCCATACGGAGATATTGTGGTCGATGTGGTGGTAGTGGCGTTGCCAGGACTCCCCAGACCTGGGATACCAGTAGGGCTGATACTTCGAGTGGAAGTGACGGTGGCAGCACCGACGAACTCACTACTCGATACCCCAGCGGGAGAGACCGTGACGGCCCCGACCGTGATAGTCGGGTTACCCTCCTTTTCGGAGGATACGATCCCTACAGGGTTGACTACAGAGGCCCCGACCGATGCGATGACCGATCCAAGCACCTCTGTGGACTTAATCCCTACCGGAGAGACCGTTACCGTGGTGGTGATGGATGCCGAGCCCGAAAGCTCGGCGCTAGTGACACCGATCGGGTTGATAGCAACCACGACGGTGATAGAGGGATTACCAAAGACAGCCGGTGAGACGACGCCTACGGGAGAAACCTGGACGCTCAGGATCGGGTTCCCGCAGGCTTGGCCTGTACCAATCCCAGCAGGAGCGATCGTGTACGTTGCCGAGACTGTGGACGAACCACTATTCTCGACGGAACTAATCCCAGTAGGAGCCACAGAGAGCCCCACCGAAGCATTCCCCATCATTCCGCCAGGAGGCGCACCGGATGGGGATACGGTGTAGGTGGCGCTGGTGGTAGCGGTACCAGCGACTTCACCTGTTGGAATGCCTGTAGGTGAGATAGAAGCAGAAAGAACAACTGGGCTTACGCCCTCGGCCGACGAGATTCCCGTTGGGGACACCGTGTAGGATGCCGAAACGGAGGGTCCGACTAGACGCTCAGACGAGCTAATACCCGTTGGTGTGGGTGCAGAGCACACTAGGGCATTCGGAACCGTCTGATTACTATAGATCCCTACCGGGGCGACCCCCTGAGCGACCATGGGAGCGCCTACGGCGCTGTCGTCCTCGATGCCGACAGGATTGACCGTATAGGTCGTCGTAACAGTAACGACGCCCACCGGACCGTCAGACGGTACGCCAACCGGCGAAATCGAGAGCGAAAGGGTGGGACCACCCTCTGCTTCCACAGAGGGGATACCAACGAAAGCTAGATTCTGATCAGGGTTAGAAGCAACCGTACCCTGGAAGATGATCGGTTCAATTGGGAGTGAGCGACCAAGCCTAGCCATCGCTCACCTCCGTTATGGTTACGCTTCGTCCCAGATGATGTAGCAGGACGCGTTGACAGTCGCCGTAGTGTTCACAATCAAGTGAAGGAAGTTTTCGGCGGTACCAGAGCCGACGATCGGCCACTGACCCAACGGGTATTGCTTCACGAAGACTTGAGGGACGTAAAGCTTTTCGATGTTTCGAAGGACGGTACGCGACGTCAGAGAGCCGTTACCGTAACCAGTAGTGGTGGTTGACTGGGTCAACGAGGTAGCTCGGGCATCCCTGTCAATAAGATATTTGGCCGCTGCGGCAGTGGTCACAGTGGACGCTGTGTCGTGGACCTGAAGAGCCAGAAGGGTCGAAGTAGCAGTGGCTACGTCTTGACTCCATCCCCACTCGACGATTCGGATGACTTGGTTGTCGGGGACGTTGATCTGGATGGCCACCTTGATACCGGTGGCGTAGCTCGTACCACCACCGAATGCGGTTGTCGCATCCAGAGCACTATTGTGCTGAATAAAAAGGGCCATAGATTCCTACCATCGTGTAGAGCGGTGCATACTAGACCAAACAACTTCGATGTCTCGTCCCGGAGCGGGGCGCAGCGCGCCCATCACCCCACGCATCTCAAGGTTGGTTTGGTTCCATGTCCACGTTTGAGTGCCGGTAGAACCGGCCGTAGCTTGGATGAAGTCCGACGCGAACGTCGCTCCCTTACCGGTACCGGTGGAGTGACCAACTTCTGTCCAGCTACCAGGGGCAGTCCACACAGGAGGGCCAGTAGAGGCGTTCCCAGTGAGCGTAGCGACGAGCATACAATTGGCTGAGACCGTGGTAATAGCTGAGATGACACACGAGTTACCCGAACCAGTGTTGGTGCCAACTTGGCCGGTAGCGTCCCAGGGGGTAAAAGGGTCTACTCCACGGTATGCAGTCATGAAAAGGTCAGCACGACCACTCGTCAAACCGGTCCACTGGTAGGTATTCGACAGCGAAGACACCGTTCCGACTACGAGATAGTCAAGATAGGTGATCGCAGCAGTACCGAGGTTGGAGATATGAGTCGTCCAGCCAGCAGGCTTCGTGGCAGTGCCAGAAGCCAAATTCACTCCAGCTACGAGGATGTCGCCCTTCATCAGTCCAGTGGGGATAGTGTTGCTAGTAATTGTCGTGCCGGTAGACTGCTCTACTGGGTTGGCGGTCTGCTGGTTGTTTCCACGAGTAACAGACACGCCAACCTCCTAGACAACGTGAAGCAAAACCAGAATGACTACGATTGCGAGGGCCGTCAGTGCGGCGTACAGGATATTCATTAGAGCTTGAAAATCTTGTTTGTACCGTTATCCCAAGCCACGATGATGTTTCCACCGTTGGGGGTCACCGGTAGTCCTGAACCGGTCGCTGGGGCAAGTGCCGTAGTTCCAATGTTGACAGTAGTGCTGGAGACAGTGAGGACTCGATCACCAGCGTTTGCGAGTGCGGTGAGAGTTGCACTCTGTCCACCCGAGAATGCCAACACTGTACCGTTCGGAATAGCCGCAGTAATAGGCTCAACCAACAGAGCCGTGCCAGCAGACAGAGTCGTGTTACACGTGACAAGATGCTTCCCAGTGATAATAGCCACCATGCGACTCGAAGACGGAGTACCGGAGTCCTGGAAGATAACCACGGCTTCCACAGAGTTACCGGAGACGCTAGTAAACGTAGTGTCGTTAGCGTCAGCAACACCGTTGGTCTTGGTAGCACCAGCGAGGTTAACCTTCGCTCCCACGAGAGCGACGTCGAAGTCATCCCAGTTGTCGCCGGAGGCGGAAGCACCCAGGTTGACACAGTAGCCAGTAGCACCACCGACACCGTTACCCACGACGTTCGCACCGCTCACGGGGTGAGTCAGAGAGAAGACCGAGCCGGAAGCGGCGGTAATGGCCCATACGCCGTTGGCGCACGTGTTCGTGGTGTGACCGTCCACATAGACCAGATCACCGTTGGTGAAGCCATGGGCGGACGAAGTAGTGATCACGATGGGGGTCGCGTTGGTACTCGAAGAGATCTGCTTGATGCCAGCGTCACTTGTGGCCGCAGTAGAAAGGTCCAGGAGCGCAGCAGAGAAGGTCTGCGTATCCCAGTCGAGCGTGCCGTCTAGGAACCCCTCACGACCCTTTTCAAAAAGTCGATTTGCCATGTTAATCCTTTGGGGTAGTCATGATGAGAGGTCCAGTGGCGATAGTCGTAACTGAACCGCCACCAGACGTAACTCGAAGTTCGTAATATCCGATATCACCAGCTACGCCGAGGGCAGACGTATTGGTCTTCGGAACCGTGACGGAGACCTTACCATTAGGCCCATCAACGGTTCCAGAGACAGAATAGGTCAAACTACCCACTTTGGCAGAAAATGAAGCGGTGTATCCATTTAGGACGATTGTCGCACCCGCAGCGTCGAGGTACTTGAAGACACGGGTCTCATCGTCCCCCGGTTTGAAATAGAGCGGATAGCGAGTCATCGTTCTCCTTTACTTGTACTGAACGACGACCTTTAGCTCGTTCGCAGCCACAGCACCGGTATCGGTGTCAGCCGCACCAGTATTGAGCGACAAAGCGATGCCATTGGTGAACTTCATGCCATCCGGGATGCGAACCTCAGCAAAACCGGTCGAAGCGGTCGCGGACGACTGCAAAACCGGAAGCTGGAGCACCGGACGGTCAGTACCAACGGTCGGAGCGGAAGCCTTGTCGTAAATCTTCACATACCGCGAAGCGGTACCCACGACAGTGTTGGAAACCAGAACCTGGTAAACAAAACCACCCGAAGACTTAATAGAGGTCGCATTAGTGGAAGCCGCGCTCGCAAGCGTAAAAGTAACGGCGCGGTTAGTAGTGCTAGGCACATCAGCCATAATATTTTCCTTTCGGGACGCCCGTTAGGGCCGTTTCAGTCCCCCATGAGGGATTTATTCGCTCAGAGAGAGCTTCAGCTTGGCCAAAGCAGCCAAAACCGCATTTGTAACGTCCTCAACAGTGATTTGAGGGGGTGTGACGCCTCCAGAAGACGGAGGAAGTGCTTCTATGACCGCAGAAGCGACCTGAGCGGCCGTTGGGACGGTCGGAAAGGGCTTTTTGCCCTGAAAATAGATGGTCGCGAGCGTGTTATCGGCCCGCCAAGTCGGATTTGTCGAATTAGTGGGGTCAACGGGGATCACATCAGCCGCCCAAACGGCAGCAGCGATCAATTTTGCGTCAGCGGCAGTGATTGCCATGTCTTTCTCCCAGAAAATGAGGTTGTCTTGGACTCGGCAATCGTCTACGACGCCACCAGCTACAGAGACTCCGTTATGGAATTGCTCCACCGGAGCTTGATCTACCGGGAGCCACTTCCCTCCGGACCAGGCGTATGTCTGAAAATTCTGGCTACCAGCCAATCCATGGCGAATAAGGTATCCGAGTTGGTTATATCCACCGTAAAGTGCGTCATCACCATGGACTGCGTTGAGTCCTTCGACGTATCGGGTGACTGATCCGGCGAGTTGAGCGGTAGAGAAATCCTGGTCGAGTGCATAAATAATCGGGACTTCCGGAGGAATGCCGAGATTGGCAGCAATTCGTGTAGCCGTGGTCGCGTGAGCGACCCCTGTGGAGTATCCGCCCAGGGCGGCACCGGCAGTGGTTTCGTAGAGGGGGAGGATCTTGAAGCCGATTGATAGTGCTTCTGCCGCATACGCGGGAGTCACCCCTTTACTAGAAACGTCGCTGAGATAAACGAGAATGACGCGGTACCCCGCGTCCCAAAGTTGCTGAAGATTCGGCTTTGAGAAGCTGAAATCACAGCCTTTTAGCCAAGCCATTGATGATCTCCTTTGTGCCGGAGACGGGATTCGAACCCGCGACCTCTAGGCTTATGACGCCTGCGAGCTACCGCTGCTCCACTCCGGGGTGATTAGTTGCTTAGGCAACTTATATGCTCTCGTACAGAAGGTCACACGGGACGAC